GAGAAGTCATCAGCACGGTTCTTAGAGGCAGATACAACAAGTATGTTCTTAGTAGGGTCTAGGAGTAGTTGATGAACAGCATAGGCAGAACATATCCAGGACTTACCTACACCACGGAACGCCATGATAACAGATCGTTTAGGACCGTGTTGCATGAAGTCAGCTATGTCGTACTGTAGATCAGTAGGATTAGGTAGGTTCAAGTGTTTCCAAACTACATATAAGAAGTTACGGAAGTCCTTGAGTTGTTTAAGCTTTTCAATGCTCATGCTTCAACTCTCTCTCTTTCGGTGTTATAACTGTAATTACTTAATCTTTTCTTTAAGTTCAGGGTTCTCTTCAAAAGGTAACACTTCTCCTAGTAGATCATTAAGAGGAGTATCTTTACCACTCATAAGAATTACATCGTTATCTTTTAAATGTTGCCTGGCACAATTAAGTAAAGCAGGGTTATACTCTTCAGTTGCTTGCATTAATTGAATACCTTTACTTAAAGTATCTGTTAAAAGGATGTGTAAGTTACCTAGTTCTTCTCTTGTTTTCATAGTTGTTATTCTTCTTTACTCAACACCGTAACGCAACTTGTCTACGTGCTCGTCTAGTTTATTCACCCTAGTCTTTAGGTGTTCAATGTTCATATCTTGGGTAGCGTCAGCAGGTAAAGCTCCAATCTCCCCACGCGGCCATTTTATCCTAAATTCCGAATTTAAAGAAAGCTCATGTTGAATCCTAGCTATATCCATTTCAATAGTATTTAGTCGATTGACAATTACAGAATATCCCCAAACACACGTCCCGACCAAGGCAATTACCTTCGCAGCAAAAGCGAGTTGTACTTTAGCGGATGCGTTTGCGTTTATCTCTTTCATCTCATGGACTTCTTTAACACTTCCACCTTCTAAGAGCTAAAGCTTTTCTAGTGGGTCTACCTTTACTATCTTTCATTGGTCCTTTGTTACCGCTCATACGAGCACAGAAGCTACGCTTTCTAGGACCACCACCAGGTTGAGGGGCTTTTAAATTAGAACCAGTAGCTCTGTTATACTTAGCCCGACCCTTTGCTGTGAGACCTCCTTTACGAGACTTTTCACCTCTACCTAGAGATAGTGATACTCCTTTACGCTTTGCCATCTTTTTTCTTTTTCTTATTCTTAATAGATAAGTTCTTTCGTTTAGTCATAGGAGGTCTTCCTATTTGTGATCCGTATGTACCCTTTCCGTATGGCATATTATTTTCCCTTTCTTATTTTAAGTGATACTCTAGCTGCTGGTGTGTTACTAACAAATTGTTTACCTTTTGCACCTGCTGCTTTCTTTTTCTTAGCGGTGGATGCTCGTTGTGACTTACTTAAAGAGTTCATCTTGCTTTTAGGAAGACATCTATCGGGATTCTTTTTGTTCTTAGAAGTACCACAAGGACCTCCATCACTACCGTCAGACTTAACTCTTCTCCAGTTCTGTGCTCTCCATCTAGCTAACTCACCCATCTTATTTCTTTTTCTTTATAGATAGTTTACGCTTCTTACCTTTACCGTACTTAGGGTCTTTGCAGTATTTAGAAGCAGCCATGTTAGCATAAGCAGAAGGATACTTATCAAAAGTTCTTTTAGCCCAAGCAATTCCTTTTGGACATATCTTACTCATTTCTTCATTAACATCTCCATCATTCTATCTAGTTTACCGTTAATCTCTTTAACCGTAGTTTCAAGACCACTCATTCTATTCTCCACAGCAGTGTCTCGTTCTCTTTGGGTAGCTAGTTCTACTTCTATCTTAGTTAGACGCTCTTCATCTTTTTCTAAACGATCTGTAAGCTTTTTAATCATCCAACCAATGACTCCAAGTATAACAGCTAGAGCAGTGTCGAGAAAGTGTGATATTGTTTCTGGCATCTTATGTTAATCCATTTTGAGAGAGTGTACCAGCTATAGAAAGATTGCCGTTAGGTCTTAACCTTAATAAACCTGTTGTAGTTAAACCATCATCACTTATTAAATTTATTTGAAGATAACCACCATCGACTGTTATATTGTAAATACCACTATCAGCAGGTGCTACTGTATCTTTTAACTGAAGAGTGACTTGTGGACCTCTACAGGTAATGATTGATTGATCCGTTGCCGTGGTAGAAGTGTTCTCGACTACTAAGATGTTTGCACTTCCATTACCTGTAACCTCTAACTCTCCTGCTACAGAAGGTGCTTGATTTCCAACACGAACTCCACCATCCATGTTTACTTTAGGACTACTACTCAAAGCATTAGCTAAAATACCAAGTCCTATAGTTTGGTGAGTATCATTGACATTTAATAAAGTGTCGGTGCTACTTATCTTAGCAGGTGTTACAGCGTTATCAGCTATCGTCAGAGCAGTAGAACCTGTAACATCACCTGTATGTGTTTGGTTGTAAAGATTAGTAGAACCTTGTGTAAGTCCGTCTGTATTTGTTGGGTTTACTTCAGCACCAGCAGCAATACCATCAAGCTTAGTCTTATCTTCATCTGTCATCGCTCCCCAAGCACTTGTAGTAGCAGCAGGGATAGAAGCGTCAGTACCTGTGTCACTAGCAACTATTAAAGAAGTACCGTTAGCTGTGGTTGAAAGATTAGTAGTACCTGCTCCACCTGACCCACTAGCAGCAGCTGTGATTCGTCCTTGTTGATCTACTGTTAAATTAGTGTTCGTATAAGACCCTGGAGTAACAGTGGTGTCAGCAAGCTTATCAGCAGTTATAGCATCATCAGCAATGTTAACTGTATCTATAGGACCACCTGCTGTACCTGTAGCTAAAGTAGCAGCTATCTGAGCGTCTACATAAGTCTTTCTAGTAGCGTGGTTTCCGTCAGTGGGGTCAGAGTTAGGTAATGTTAAAGCTCCGCTCATTGAATCGCCACTCTTAGTAACTTGTAGTGCGTCTTGTCCGTCTACATAAGTCTTGTTAGTAAGATCATTACCTGTACTAGGAACAGCAGAGGAAGTGACTTTATTAGCTCCCATGTCCAAGTTACCCGTCATCGTATCACCAGCAACATCAACAAAAGTAGTATCTGCGTAGTTCTTAGTTACAGCATCTTGAGGATCAACAGGATCAGCAACATCTACTATTCTTGCTTTATCACCGTCATAGTTACCATCAGCATTCTTGGTCATTGTGTTCTTACCACTACCTTCTTCTATCTCTTCGTTCAGATATAAGTTGTGTAAGTAAGCACGGTCTAGTTCTACTTCAGTAAGTACACTACCGTTCTCAAAGTCTACAAGAGCAGTATTAGATGCACTGTCTCTTTTAATTCTTATCCTAGCACCAGTCTCAGGAGCAGTAGTAAATCTGATAAGAGCAGAAGGAGATGTTATAATAGTGTAATCTCCTGTAGAGACAGTATAAAACTTACCTCCTGGAGAACTGCCTGTTGAATCGTCTAACTGTACAACTACATGAGTGTCATCAAGATAAGGAAAAGAAAATGCAAAGTCTGTTTGACCTGCTCCAACTGTGTAGTCTACGTATGTATTAGCCATGGTAATCTATTATTAATTTGTTTGTTGTAAAAGTTCAAGCACTTAGTCATCGTTGTAGTATTTCAAACGGAGCAACAGGCGGTACTTCAGGTGCTTTTACCGTTCCTCTTGTTTCTAAAATACTGTAAAGAGTGTCTTCATTTTCGTTTATAAAACTAGCTAAAAATGCTTTATCTTCTAGTATATCTTTCTTAGTTTGATTATAAAATTGATTCAGTAAACTATTCAATGCTAGTAAACCTTCGTTAGCATATTTACCTGTTTCAGTAACTTGAAAGCCTTTGTTGTATTTCTTTATCCAGTCAGCGTTCGTAATTAAATTGTTTACTGCTTGATTAATGTTCATTCGTTTGCCTGCTAGTCCTTTAATACCTTCTATCTTTTTAATTTTAACTAGCTGTCTTTTTAAACGTTGGTCAAAGGAATAAGCTAAGGTCATGCCAGTATCGTCATCTACAAAATCAACCATATTCAGTCGATCTGCTATCATACTAGGTTTCCCAACGATGTTAGCGTGAGTATCACTTGCTACTATTTCTTCAAACCTAGTCATATCTAATTCTTTTCTAGGTGCTTGTCTTATAATAGTTTGCGTTACCCAAGTGTGTGTGCTTTCTAAATCTTCTCCAAGTAAATCAGTCTTCAAGTTAACAGCCCCTGCACCTAATATCGAGTAAGCGATACGCTTCCAATATCCTTGTCCTCTTAAATCAGGCACACCTTCTTGAAACACTGTTTGTATTATTTTGCGTAATTCAGCTGGCACTGGAATATATGAAGCAAGTAAACGTGATAAAGCATTACGTGTAACATCCCCTTCAAATTTAGCTATTTCTTGTGCTGTCTCAACACCTTGAGCTAAAGGCATCGCTTCTGCAAGCTTCTTAAAAGACTGACCTAAAACAAAATCCAACGTCTGATCTTTGGTGAGTATCGTCTGTCCTGTATCTCTTTCTTCTTTTTTTATTTTATGCCAAGACATCACATCAGCTGCCATTGCAAGAGGAAAAGACCAAGGTAAGGCAGCTGAGTAATCTGATCCCATTATATTGAAAGATTGTAATTTATTTTTTTTACGTTGATCTACAGTCATCCATTCAAGCGATCCTGTAGCCATGCCATTAAAAGCAGCAACACCACCTATCGCATAAAGAGAAGTAGATAGCATTGCGTCCGTTAGAATGTCTTCGTTGTATCTTAATCTACGCTCTTCCGCTTGGTTCTTTCTGCGTGTTAAGTCTTTTATCTCTTCGTTAATATCACTCTGCAACTTAGGATCATCTATCTTCCTTAGTCTGTTATATTGCTCTTTTAATTTTATATCTAACTCTTTTATTTTACCACTGAACGGATTTGCGAATCTTCTAACTCCAGGTGTTACCGAGCCAGTAGCCAATACAGGAGATAGTGAGAACCTTGCACCTCTGTATACCGCTCTAATAGGAACACCCACGTAAGGCAGAAACGCATCGATAAAAGCTGATAACGCTCCGTTGTCGTTTGTTAGTTTTTTAATTCCTCTTATTATTTTTTCCGCACCGTTTATTGGTATGTCTTCTAAATCCCCATCAGCTGCAAACAATAACTCTTCTCGTATTTGATTAACAGTGTCTTCAAATTCGTGTGCATCGTTAAGCACTGCTAATCCGTCGCTGTCTCTCCAAGCCCCGTCATACAATTCAAGTGCTCTTTTTTGTGCTTTAGCAGGATCATTAGGAAACTCTAATATAGCTTTCTTATGTGCTTCTGCGTGTAGCCTTCCTTTAATTAATTGCCGTTTAAAAGCTGAATCAAGTGTCTGAATACCACGCACACCGAGCGTCCATAATTGCCAAAACTGACCATTCTTTATAGCGTCAGTAAACCAGTTAGATGTATTCTCTAAAGCTTGTACTCTTCTTTCTGCCGACTTGTAAGCTCTAGAAACTAAAGAATGTTCACCTCTTTTTAATGATGTAGGGTTTATTTCATCTGACATCCTACCAGCCCTGCTATCTACAGCTGAAACATTCTCAGCAAATGTACGACGCATCTCTGCCCACAATCCTTTAGTGTCGCTTAATATTTTAACAGCACCAGCAGCATCTGCCATTGCTAACCTTTTTCTAACAGGTAAGGCAACGTTATGTGCGTTGTACATGAAATTAGTGAGTGGTCGATAGAATTGTTTCACTACTGCACCAACACCTGTAGGTAAACCAGCAAGCACTGACGGTAACTGGTCGATCAACGACAACTGACGTGCCATTTTAACATAGCCCCAACCTTTACTTAACCAACTAGCTGTGTCCTTTTCTAATGCTTTGTAAAAAGATTCTTCTAGTTCTTTGAAAGCTTTAGCGTTTAGTTTTTCTTCTTCTATTTCTTTTCTAGCTCTATCTAAATCTCTGAGCTTTTGACGCATACGTTTTTTAGAATCAGCTATCTTTTTTCGTAATTGTTGTGATCTAGCAGGTTTAGTTGGTCCTTTAGGAGTAGGTGCTACTTCTTTTCTTAATTCACCAACAATAGCACGCCCTTCTATATCAGCTATTCTAGCAAGTTCTCGTTCAAGTTTTACAACAGCACGTGCCTCTACCTCTGCTTCTTTATAATACTTTACCTTCTCTTCTAGCTCTTTTATTCTTGGGTCTTTTTCCTTGCTTGGTTTTAATCCTGCTGTTTTCTCTTGCTCATCTATTTTAGCAAAGCGTGAACGTAAACCGTCTAATTCTTTTTGTAGTTTGTTACGTTTGTTTTCGTAGGCTTTACGTAACTGTTCTGCTTTAAACTCGTCAGACATCTCAACCCTAGCACGATCAATTTCCGCTACACGATTTCTCATGTTCTTTCTAAGAAAAGCTATTTCTTTATTGAGTTCGTCTACTTTCCCTGGTGCTTTCTTTGGTCCTTTAGGTTTAGGAGTTATCTCTGCTCGTTGTGCTCCTAGTGGTCCTGTTTCTATTTCCAACAACCTTGCTCTTTCAGCTTCTAGTTCTTTAATCCTTTTAACTTCAGCTTGTGCTTCCTTATAGAATCTGATCTTATCTTCTAAATCTTTTACTTCAGGAGCTTTTTCTTTAGGAGTAACAACAACACCCTCTACAGGTTCGTCACCAAAGGTAGTTCTTAATTCCTCTAACTCTTGTTCTAAACTGTTTATCTTTTTATTTAACTCTTGCTCTGCCTTTTCAGCTTGGAAACCTTCATCCATTTCCCTTCTCGCTTGGTCAATTTCTTTCAACCTTTGCTTTATGTTAGCTTTAGTGGCTGCTATCTGCTTGCGTATTTTAGATGCTTTTAAATTTACTTTTTTGGGTCCTGTAGGTTTAGGTTCTACAGCTGCTCTTTGTTCACCTAGTGGTGCTACATCTAACTCTGCTACCTTAGCTAACTCAGCTTCAAGTCTTTCTAGCTCTAATGTACCTGCTTCAGCTTCCTCGTAAAATTTTATACGCTGTTTTAGATCAGCGATGTCAGGGTCTTCTTGGAGTTCCTTCTTTTGCTTAGGTGTTAATTTACTTCTATCTCCAAACCTTTCTTGAAGTTCTTTTAGTCTTTCATTTAATTTCTTTTTTCTTTTACCTAAACTATCTTTAACTTCTTTGGTGGGTTTCTTTTCAACATCTATTTCAGTTTCTACTTTAGGTTCTTTAAATACATCAGTAACATCCTCTTCTTCTTTTTTTACCTTTGGTCTTCTCTTTTTTAGTTCTTCAGGTATAGCTAGGTACTCGTCAAACATACCTTGAATATCAGCTTCATCACCATCCACAATACCACGAGTCTTAGCTTCTAAGGTAGCTTGCAACCTGCTTAAAGCTTCGTCTTGCAGTTGTGCACGAATACTGTACTTAGTAGCCCAAGCAAAATCTTTAGAATCACCACGTTGTGATTGAACTAATCGACCACCTGTAGTATTTAACCAATCAGTAACATTTCTGTTAAAGGAACGGCTAAACTTTATCTCTTTCAACATAGCTTGTGCTATATTCTTGTCGCTGGGGTTTTTAACAAACGCACGAATCAAATCATTCATACGCTGTATGTTTGCGTCAGCTATCTTTTTACCCTCACGATTAATAGGAGGTGCTTCTATAGAGAGCGTACCACTTTCAGGTGTTGTGTCTATATTCTTAATTCGTTCTATTAAAGTATCTAGCTGATCTTCTCTAGCGTCTTCTACGTTTCTTTCTCTTTTAGGGGCTTCAAGTTTCTTAGGTTCTGCAACAACTTCAGGTTCTTCTTCCGCTACTCTACGCTCAGGTGGTACTTCTAAATCTTTTTCAGTTAACTGTTCTCCTTCTCGTTCGACTATTGGATCAGCTTCCTCTAATTGTTTACTTACATCTTCAACTTCTACTTCAGGTTCTTCTTTTACAGTAGGATTAGTTTCTTGTTTAGATAAAGCCTTATCAGCTGCTGTCATCTCCGCTATGGAATCATCCAGCATAGCTTGAGCTTGCTCAATGTCTTTTATCTGCTTTAAAGCTTGATGCCTAGACGCACTTTTAGCTCCAACAGCTGCCCCACCTCCTATGCCGTATTGAACTTGAGCAGGTAAAGGTGTTTCGGCTTCTTTTACTTGTTGTTGTAATTCTCTCTTTTGTGCTTCTAAACTCTCTTTAGCATTGGCTATTACTTCTTTACTTTTATTCCTTCCCCACTTACCTGTTCTTGCCCACACTGAGAATATAGTATTAAAACTACCACCAGCAACAGAAGAAAACATATAATCATATACATTACGATCAGTACCGTTTAAGTGTACTTCTATTTCCTGTCGTAACGCAGACTCAGCTGCACCTAAAGCAGCACCGCTAACAAAAGTCTTAGTGCCATTGACAACTAACTCCTTACCTTTCCAAGCACTTTGAGAAGCCAAGCTAGGAGCACCTAACCTAAATACTTTATCAGCAGCTTTAGTTACCAATCCAATACCAAACACCGAAGAAGCAATACTTTCACCTGCTGAATAACTGTCTTGCACACCGTAAGATTTGCGTATTGTTTGACCTACAAAATTAGAACCTGCCCATATAGCAGCCTCTGATGCAGCTAAACCAGCAACACCTAAAACAGTTGTAGTAGGTTCTGGTGATACTATTCCTATCGTAGATAATCTTTTAGCGTTGTTTGCCCACCTTAAATACTTTTGGGATTGATGAAGTTTATGAGTTCCGTATAACCCTAAACCTATCTCACCTACCGCACCTAAAGCTGTACCTGTTATATACTGACCAGTGCTTACTTCATCTTCAGCTATAGTTACACTCTCTAATACTTCAGGAGGTAGATAGTCGAGATTAGCGTCAATAGCAGGAGCTGGTTGTATATCTAACTCAGGGTTCTCTTGTATTCTAAATGTATCAAGATTACCTTCAGCTTTAGCTTTTCTAAGCTGTTCCGCAATAGTACTCATTAATAATAGCTCTTTTGTGCGTTATAGAAATTGTCTAACGACTCTGAGTTAAAAACACCTAGACCCTGATATGTTTCTTTTACTTTCTTTTCTTCTTCTGACAATGATTGTCTTTCTAAATCCTTTTTCAGTATATCGTCGAACTCTAAATACATCCTGTTAAGTTCGCCTATAGTTCCAAACAGCTTTACATCGTCAGCGTCTAAATTAGCTTTCTGTAACATCTTGTAACTTTCTGGGTCGAACATATTGTAACCGTATCTAGTTAATGAAATTGATAAAGGTTGTATATCACCCTCCGTAAACATCTGTTTTCTGTCCGCTTCTATATCTCTTCTAAAAAACGGTATCTCTTTTCTTTTCTGTTCTAACAAAGCTTCAGGAAACATCGTTTTATATTTCTTTTGTAACTCTTCAGCTTTTGTTACTCCTACCCTTTTTTCTAATGGAATTTTTGCAGTAGGCTCATCACCCAAACTGACAGCAGAAGCTTTTGCCATTCCTTCGTACCGCCTTCTTTCGTCTTGTATTAATTTAGTAGTTAAATCTTCTAAAGCAGCATCTCTAACGTCTTCATCCGCAGCTTGTAATCTAAACGCTTCTTTCTTTACTTCGTTCTTTATGTAACTAACAGCACCTGAATTGAAGAAATAACTTCTATCATCTAATGTTATATCACTATCTTTTAATTGATCATCAATAACACCTAAGTTAGCTAATAACTGGCTTGCTATATTTGTGTAGTATTCTTTTTTAAGCACATAGTTACCAGCTGTTAATCTTTCAGATTCATCTATTAACTCTTGGAATTTAGGAATACGACCACCTTCTCTGGATAAATAACCCTTCCAAGGTTCATCTTCTTCGGGATTATCTTTTACATACGCTCTAAAATCTTTAAGCACTTCAGGTAAGGTCTCTTCAGTAATTGCTACAGGTGTTATCCCTATTCCTTTTATCTGTTCATAATCACGAATAACGTCGTCGTTAATTTTAAAGTATAAAGAAGAAGCTAAATCACCTTCGGTAGCAGCTACTTCATCCAATACGTTTAAAAGGTTTTGTCCTATATCACCTGTCCCTGCAAAAACTTTATCTATATATTGATCTACTTGCTCCTGTTGCATCTCAGGATTCATACTTGTAAATATAGAACGCAATGTAATTAATTTAGAAGTTGGCATATCTTCACGATCACGAACCCCTGAAGATAACACGGAATAAATTCGTCCTTTTAAAACATCACTTTGTTGAGTTGTTGATTGATTGCTAACTTCAGCTAGTTTAGTATTAACTTTCGATAGTAAAGGTGTAAGCTGTCTAACCGCTTCCTTTGTTCCAAATACTGGTTTCTTATTGATACGTATAGTACCCATAGAATCCAACAAACGTTTAGCGTCGTTGTATCTTCTTTGTGCGTATAGTTGATCGACAGTAGATGCATAACCGTCAACAATTAATTTGTTTCTTTGTCCTTTATCTACTCCTGAATCAGCTAGAATCGTTTCAAAGTTACTGGCAACATCAGCTAAAACAGATGTATCAAAACCTTTATCTCTTGTAACATTAGAAAGAGTAAAAGCTAATTCATCTTGAAGACCTAACTCTACAGCTTTTTGTTTGTTTGCTTCGTAAGCTAAAGATAATTTATTTTTATAAGGAATAGAAACTGTACTCCACAAAGCTTTAGCAGCGGTAGAAGAAGCAGCTGTTTCCCCTACTTCACTAGAAAAAGAAGACCACTGTTTATTCATGTACTCTTCTAAGTTACTCTCAAAATCTTGTCTTGTCTTGAAAGAATCTAAGTTTAATAAATCATCTGTATCAGCTTCTAGTTGAGGTATTAAGTTATTGTTAACAGCTCTTTTTAAAAGTACATCCCTATATGCTCTGTCTCTGTTATATCTAGCTAGTGGACTAAAACCTCCTATATCTTTGGTCTTCTTTAACTCAGCTATAACATTCTGTTCTTCAATAAGTTCAGCTTCTTCAGTACCTATTCTTTCTTGAGTTTGTTGTAAAGCACCGTACTGCTGTAAGATAGGATTAACTTGTGACAAAGCATCAGCAAGGTCCATCAACTTATTCCTTGGTGCTCGTACCTGTGCTACACTGTACTGACCTGCTCGTTGAATAGTAGGTTGAATGCCTGGAACTGCACCTCCTAATCCTTGTACTTGTACTCGTTCTTTAGCCATAATTAATAACCTGGTGTAGGAATGCTATATTGATCTGTCTTGGGCATATACCTAGAAACCTGTCCTCCTCCTATATCTATAGTAGACGGTGAACCCATCCTACTACTAATATCTAAACCTGCTCTGTATCCACTAAGTCCGCCACTTATCGCACTTAACCCTGCTGTTAAGAAACTAGGTTTACTGATAGGTTGTTGAATCCCTATAAGTCTTTGTTGAGAAGCTAATCCAGCTTGTTCTAATCCCAGCTGTGTACCTACTCCTGTTAACTCTTGTTGTCTTAAAGTTGCTGCTCTATACCCTGCTTCCTGTCTAGTATAGTCATCCATCAAAGCTTGTACACTAGCACCTGCAACACCTGCTTCCCCTGCTGAAACCCTAGCTCTAGCTAACGCTTCTTGGGATTTCCTACTGACTTGTTCAAGTTCCCTAGCCGTAGCTTCTTGCTCTTGTGCTTGTCGCATCCTAATTGAGGACTGTTCCTGTAACGCTCTTTGACGCTCCGCTGCTGCTGACTGTGCTTGATAGGCTGCTTGTGCTTTAGCTTGTTGTCTTTGTCCTATATACCCTGCACCTGCCGATGCTACACCTGCTATTGCTCCTATTGCTGCTAATGGTAAACACATATTACTTCCTCTCTATCTTAAATGCCTTATAACCAGGGATATTGCAATCCTGAAAAGTAGCCCCTAACCAAGTCAACCACTTGACGCTTAGTGTATTAGCTTCCATGACATAGTTAGTTAAGTAATCAAATCCATCCATTAAATCGTCTATCCACATCTGTGATTCCTTAACAAACTTCTTCTTTACTTTATAAAAATTCCTTGTACCTAGCAACCAACAAACTCCAATGTTCCCTCTAGGACTCACTCCAAAGCTCGCTAATAATCCGTCTTGATCTGT